TAAAACCTATAGAAGAAGAAATAAGAATATTAAAAGAAGTAGCTGCTTCTGTTTTCCACAAAGAGATTAGTTTAGGCATAGGCGTAGACTGGTTAGAAGCAGAAACGGGTAGAAAAATGTCAAGACCCGGACTAAAAAAGCATGTAGACAAGGTTTATGGTAGATAATTCAGATAAATACTTGACAAATCCAGATGGGAGTTATATACTAAAGAAAGATGGTACTCCAAAGTTAAAACCGGGAAGACCAAAGAACTCAGAACTTTCTGGACTTAAGTTGGCTTTGCAAGCAAAGAATAAACTTACTAAGAAAAATAAGAAAGTTCAAAAGCTAACAAGAAGTTTAGCAAGGGTCAAGAAAGAGTTTGACCAAGAAGAGAAAGTTTTAACATCTAATGTTTTAACAGAGTCAGATACTAAACAGTTACCTGACGCTATACAACAACATTTAGATAGCACAGGTTCTCATGTGGCGTTTATGCCTAATGAAGGACCTCAAACAGATTTTCTAGCTGCCGGTGAGAAAGATGTATTGTACGGTGGAGCAGCCGGAGGTGGTAAGAGTTTTGCAATGTTAATAGACCCATTGCGTTACTGCCACATAACAGAGCATAGAGCTTTGATACTTAGAAGGTCTATGCCAGAACTAAGAGAACTTATAGATAAGTCTCGAGAGCTTTATCCAATAGCCTTTAAAGGTGCAAGGTTTAAAGAAGTAGAAAAGTTATGGCAGTTCCCTAGTGGAGCTAAAATAGAATTTGGATTCTTGGAACGAGACGCAGATGTTTATCGTTATCAGGGACAAGCGTACAGTTGGATAGGTTTTGATGAGATAACTCATTTACCTACAGAGTTTGGTTGGAACTACTTAGCATCGAGACTAAGAACTACTAACCCAGCTATAAAGACTTATCTAAGATGTACAGCTAACCCGGGTGGAGTAGGTGCACACTGGGTTAAGAAGAGATATGTAGAGCCGGCAGAAACTAATACAAGTTTTGAAGGGCACGATGGTCTCACTAGAAAGTTTATACCAGCATTGTTACAGGATAATCCTCACCTTGCTGAAGACGGTGAATATGAAAGGATGTTACAATCCTTACCAGCCATACAACGTAAACAGTTGTTGGAAGGTAACTGGGATATTTCAGAAGGAGCAGCGTTTGCAGAATTTGAACCTGCTGTTCATGTTATACCACCTTTTGAGTTACCGAGTTGGTGGGAAAGAATTAAAGCAGTAGACTACGGTTATGCTGCAGAAAGTTGTTGTCTTTGGGCTGCTATCGACCCTGAAGATAAGACCATTATTATATATAGAGAATTATACAAAAAAGGTCTGACAGGAGAAGCACTCGGAGACACCATTACAGAGATGGAAGAGAATGAATTAAAGTCCATAACTGGTGTATTAGATACAGCAGCGTGGTCAAGGACAGGGTATACAGGTCCTACGATTGGTGAAATCTTAGTTAATAAAGGACATAAACTAAGAAGAGCTGATAAGAATAGGTTAGCAGGCAAGACTCAGATACATGAGCACTTGAGAAAGAACAACAGTACAGGAAGACCTAGGTTGCAAATGTTTAATACATGTGTTAACTTAATAAAAGAAATACAGGCTTTGCCTCTTTCTAAAACAAATCCTGAAGATGTTGATACTCATGCAGCTGACCATGCATATGATGCGTTGCGTTATATGATAATGAGTAGACCTAGAATGGACCATCCTCACGAAAGGATGATGAGAATAAAAAGTGATTTATATAAACCTGCTGATACAGGTTTCGGATATTAAATATGGCAGACAACGAAAACACATTCTTAAACGCTAATAACCTTTATGAAGAAGTAGAAGGCGAAGCTGGAGTACAGTTAACTCTAGAAGAAGACCAACAAAGAAACTTTATAGGCGTTATCAATGACAGGTTTTATGTAGCAGAAGAAGCTAGAAAAACAGATGAGAGAAGGTGGTTAAAGGCTTATGAAAACTATAGAGGTCTTTATGCTAAAGGCGTTAAGTTTAGAGAATCAGAAAAGTCTAGAATATTTGTAAAAGTTACTAAGACTAAAGTACTAGCAGCGTTTGGTCAGTTAGTAGATGTTATTTTTGGTACAGGTAAATTTCCAATAGGAATTTCTGAAACTAAAATACCTGAAGGCGAAACAAACTTTGCTCACTTAGATACTACTAATCCTACTCCCGGTTTAGAATCGTCTATGGCTGAAGAAGAAGAAGACAACATAGGCAATAGAATAGACGAAGAAATTAATCCGTATGATGTTGGATATGCAGGAGATGGCAAAACTTTAAAACCTGGAGCTACTTTTTATAATGGAATATTTGAAGATAGTTTAGAAGACCAAGCAGAAAAAGCTGGTATATTGGTAGATGGAGCAAGTCCCGACCCACAAGTTTTAGAAATAAGTCCAGCACAAAAAGCTGCAAGAAGAATGGAAAAATTAATCCATGACCAAATAGAAGAGTCTAATGGTAATTCAGAATTAAGAAATGCTCTTTTAGAATCTGCTTTGTTAGGAACAGGGATTGTAAAAGGACCATTTAACTTTAATAAAAAATTACATAAGTGGGACACAGACGAAGAAGGAATTAGAAATTATAATCCTTTAGAAGTCAGAGTTCCTAGAATAGAGTTTGTTAGTTGTTGGGATTTTTATCCTGACCCTAATGCAACTACTATGGAAGAATGTGAGTTTGTTATCCATAGACATAAAATGAATAGAAGTCAATTAAGACAACTACGAAATATGCCTTATTTTGATGAAGATGCTATTCGTAATACTATTCAAATGGGTGCTAACTACATAGAGAAAGACTTTGAAAGCCAGTTAAAAGATGATTCTAGAAGTGATGAAGTAGGTACTAGTTTTGAAATATTAGAATACTGGGGAATGATGGATGCAGAGTACGCAAGAGAAGTAGGTATTGACCTTCCAGATTCTGTAGATGATTTAGACGAAGTACAAGTTAATGTATGGACATGTGGACATTACATATTAAGAGCAGTATTAAATCCATTTGCTCCTTATAGAATACCTTACCATGCTTTTCCTTACGAAAGAAATCCATATAACTTCTTTGGTATTGGTGTAGCTGAGAACATGGATGACTCTCAACAAATTATGAATGGTCATGCAAGAATGGCTATTGACAACCTAGCAATGTCTGGGTCTTTAGTGTTTGATGTAGATGAGTCTGCCCTAGTAGGCGGACAATCAATGGAAATATATCCGGGTAAAATCTTTAGAAGACAAGCTGGAATGCCCGGACAAGCCATACATGGTTTAAAGTTTCCTAATACATCACAAGAGAATCTAATGATGTTTGATAAGTTCAGACAGTTAGCAGATGAGCAAACAGGAATACCTAGTTACTCACACGGACAAACAGGTGTACAAAGTATGACAAGAACTGCTTCAGGCATGTCAATGTTATTAGGTGCATCAAGTTTAAATGTTAAAACAGTTATTAAAAACCTTGATGACTTTTTATTAAAACCATTAGGGGAAGCATATTTCCAATGGAACATGCAGTTTTTAGATGATAAACTGGATGTTAAAGGTGATTTAGAAGTTAAAGCTAATGGAACAAACAGCTTGATGCAAAAAGAAGTACGTAGTCAAAGATTGACAATGTTCTTACAGACTGCTCAAAATCCTGCTGTTGCTCCGTTTGTTAAAATTTCTAAACTAATTAGTGAACTAGCCTATAGCTTAGATTTAGACCCTGATGAAATACTCAATGACCCTGAAGAAGCAGCTATGATGGCACAAATAATAGGAATGCAGAATGCTGGACAAACAAATGGCGAAACGGCTCAACCTACTGACGGGCAACAAGGACCTATGGGAGGCGTTCAAGGAGCACCTCAACAACCTCAAGACCTTGGACCTACAGGCACTGGTGGTGGCAACATCGGAATCGGAAATGTACCGGTTGCAGGGGAAGCTGAATTCTCTGGGACGCCTAGAGCAGCTGGACCTACAGGTTAAAGAAGCAATAACAAGAAAGCAAGAGGAAATATAATGTTAAAACCAGATTACTTAGATTTAGATAAAGACGGAAATAAAACTGAATCAATGAAAGAAGCTGTTAAAGACAGAGAGCCTAAATATATGGGTGGTTTATTTCAAGATGATAGAGAAAACTATGTTGTAGGTGGAATTGCTAAAATTTTATCATCTTCAGTAATAAAAAATCTTAAAAAACTTAAAGCAAAAGCAAAAGATGTTACAGAAGATGGAATTGAAAAAAACCCTAAAGAAGCTATGAAATTTCAAGATGAATCAATTAGAGTTTATGAAGAATTAATAGATGCAGGAATACCTGAAGATAAAGCTGTAAAAGAATTACAATCAGCTTTAGGTATAAAACTTCCTGACCTTGATAATCCTCCGATATCAAGAATAGATAAAGCTGAAGGCGGTTCACTACTATCAGATGATATGCCTAGAGATATGGATGACCAAATGTTAATGGTTATGACACCTCCAATAGAATCTGAAATGGATACTGATTCTGACATGGAAGAAAATTATACAAAATTTATAATGGAAGAAGCATTAAGTGCAGAAGAAGAAGATATGCTTGTATCCAAACTAGAACAAGATGAAGAACTACAAATGTTATTTGACAAAGTAATAGATGTAGCACAAGAATTTGCTGGTTCTGGTCCTGTAGATGGACCGGGAACAGGAGTCTCTGATGATATACCTGCAAGGTTATCTGATGGAGAATTTGTTTTTACTGCAAAAGCTGTAGAAGAAATCGGAGAAGACGTTTTAATGTCTATGATGAAAGAAGCTGAAGCTGCTGCAGGAGAAAGAGAAGGATTTGCAATGGGAGGAGTTTACGATGAAGAAGAAATAAAAGATGAAGAATCTGATGTTTCTGATGATATGCGTAAAGTTAATCCTAGATTAAATCCAAACAGTAGATAAAGCTACCCGATGTAATTAATCGGCACTTTATCAAATTAAACCAAAAGGCTACCTTTACATACAAGCCCTCTAGTCGACATAGAGCTACCTTGTGAATTAAGCCCCCAGAGGAGAAAAGAAGATGACTAATACAGTCAGAGAAGAAGAAGTACCAAACCCTTATAATACAAATAAGGAATGGCACAATGAAGAAGATAAACCATTTGAATCGTCAAATAACGTATATTTTGAAGAGCCTAAAAACAGGCTTTTTGATAGTGATGATATAACCGAAGTGCAAGCTGAAGGAAGTGTCAATACTAAAGAACTGGAAACTAGTAAGGTTAGTCCTTATAAAAAACCAGATTATAAAAAACGATATGATGATTTAAAGAAACATTATGATACTAAACTTAATCAATTTAAGTCTAGAGAACAAGAGTTAATGAATGAAGCTACTAGCAATAGACCAGCTTACCAAGCTCCTAAATCTCCAGAAGAATTAGAAAAATTTAAGACTGAATATCCTGATGTTTATGAAGTAGTGGAAACCGTTGCTCATATGCAATCTGAGTCTAAAGCAAAAGTTCTAGAAGAACGCCTTAGTAAACTCCAAGAACGTGAGACCGGTTTAGTAAAAGACGCTGCAGAAAAGAGGTTAATGGAAAAACATCCTGATTTTGGTGATATCAGAAACAGTGATGATTTTCATGAATGGGCAAAGGAACAGCACTCATCTATCCAAGCTTGGGTATATGACAACAATGATAATGCCGATTTAGCTTCTCGTGCTTTAGACCTATTTAAAAAGGACTTTGGTATAGAACCTACGAAAACTAAGTCATCTTCTAAAAAACCGACTAGACAATCTGCTGCAGATATGGTCTCCACTAAAACAACTAGTGTAGAACCTAATCAGGAGAAAGTTTGGTCATTAAAGGAAATTGATGCAATGTCGCCACAAGAATTTGATAAGCACGAAACTGCTATATCAGAAGCTTGGCAACAAGGCAAAATTTTAAATTAACTATAAATAGGAGAAAGTATCATGGCTCAATTTTTTGAAGCATCAACAGATACGAACAGTAACTTTGCTAACTCAGTTGCTGGACAAACAAATAGTTTCTTTTTACCTTCGGTTTACTCTAAAAAGGTAATGAACTTTTTTAGGAAAGCCTCGGTTATTGAAGCTATTACTAACACCGACTATGCCGGTGAAATATCATCTTTCGGAGATTCCGTAAAGATAATTAAAGAACCTGTAATTTCTGTGTCAGACTACACAAGAAATACAGATACTACGCAAACTATGCTAACAGACCAAGAGATTACTCTAGTCGTTGATAGTGCTAAAGCTTTTAAATTCATCGTAGATGATATTGAAAGCAATATGTCACATGTCAACTTCAAAGAAATGGCTTCGTCTTCAGCTGCTTATGCATTGAAAGATTCATATGACGCTGCTGTCTTAGTTACTATGTTTGCTGGATGCTCTGCATCTTCACCCAACCACATCTTAGGTTCTGACAGTGCTACTGATTTAGCAGCTGGAACTTTAGATGGTACTGGTAACCTTGATATTGGTTTTGGTTCTGACGAACATGACCCTTTAGACCTAATGGGTAGAATGGCAAGACTATTAGACGAACAGAATGTACCTGAAGAAGGTAGATGGTTTGTTGCAAGTCCTGACTTCTATGAGGTTCTAGGACAATCTAGTTCTAAATTACTATCTGTCGACTATAATGGTGGACAAGGTTCTATTAGAAATGGATTAGTATCAAGTGGTAAACTAAGAGGATTCCAAATGTACAAGTCAAACAACATTGCTGCAACATCTAATGCTGCTGGTAAATGTATGGCTGGTCACATG